CCTCCAAAAAGAAGTGCCATAACTAACGGTATTCCGATATCTTGTAAATCCATTTTTTTATATAGTATAGTAATATATAAAAATGCGGCCTGTTACTTCAGTATTACCTGAAGCACTTTTGATCGGTATCATGTTACAGGTTTTAGTTATGGGTCTTACAAAATATGTATATAAAGGGGCGGGTGTACTTATAATATCAGGCGCACTCATACATTTACTTTTTGAGTATTCGCCATTTGGTAATATTAATGAAAAATGGTGTAAAATGATATTTTAATTAAAATTCGTCTATTTCCATATCAACATTCATGTTTCTTAAAAGAGTCTGCCCTTTATTGGTAAGATCTTCTAAGGTATCATTCAGTTCTTTCAACTTATCCTTAACATTCTCGTTATAATCATTCAAATAGTTTTTAAAAAAGGCTCGTGCATTACCAACATCGTGGCCTGCATCTAACATACACCCTAACGTGTATCTGCGTAATCGAATACCAAGTTCATCCGCGCGTTCTTTTATAGCAGCTTTACGAACAGTTTCAGTTATTCTTTGTCGCGGTTTTGTTTTACTAATCAGTTTCCTCGTATCTGTAATTTGTTGTCGTATTTGTCTCAATTCATTTTCCTCGTATTCTCTCTGTGCCCTTTCCAGCATTATCAAATCATTTTGGTACGCGATATTATCTCTTTCCCAATTTCGTGTTCTATCAAATAAAAAATCGCGGAGTTCATTTTCTTCATCTGGATTTGCTAAAAGAGCACTATCATCTTCGTTATCAAGGTGACCCACGGGTGAATCCGCATCGGCGTCTCGTAAATTATCATCTTCATAGTATCTATACCTATTTCCTCTTTCTGTTCGTATAGGCATAAATGGAACCATTCGTTCGTGAGTGTTATCGGACATTACTTCTCTCAACATAAATCTTGTATTATCATCATCTTCCGAGTCAGATTCGGTTTCATCATAATTTGAATTCGATGGTACAATAATATCGTGAATCTGTTTTATAGAATTACACATCTCTAAATAATGACCCTCAGATACATTATCAGAGTTTAAATCAATCAAACGCATTAAATTAGTAAGATGTTCCATTTTGATATTTTAAAAAATAAAAAAATATAAATCAACTTAGGTTGCTTACGTCTAGATTTATTTCGTAAAAAGAGTCTATAATACCTTGGTTTACACGCATAAAAGAACGTATAGTTTCCATTTCATTTTCAACGGAATCAAGATTACGTATAAATCTTTCTCTCTGACCCTGTCTAAATTCGTTCGTAAAACGTAAATATTCCGTAAAAAACTCATCCGAATTACCTGCGTATCCAAGTTCTTGTAATTGTTCTAAAGTATCACAAATGGGTAATTGTAAAGCGTAACAATAGGCATCTAACGCCTCTTTTTTAACACTTCTTGTTAAACGATATCTTTTTTTACACGTGTTTAATCCTCTTTTTATTGATTTTCGTTCACGAACAAGGACCATACATCTAGCAATTATAGTATCTAAAGGGTTTTCTCTTAATCGGGGTGGTAAAATACGAACACGTCGATTATTTCTAGAAATGTCTCGAAGTGTATTACAAATTTCTAAATAATCACCTTCAGGTATTTCATCTGAATGATTATCAACTAAACTCATGATTTTTTGAAGTGTAGTACTTGTCATGGTTATATATTACAAGATGCTATTTTTTAAATGAAATTCGTCTAAATACGACTTATAAAATTCAGTCTCGTTCGACACGCACGGGTCGATGTGTAAAAGTTTTTTGTATGTATAAACGTTCTTAATGCCTATCTCTTTACACCGAGACGCGATTGCATAGTTTCGAATCGTCTGGGTTACGTTCCTTCGTTTCGTAACACTCACGCGCTTTGACGGTTTCTTAGGCTTTTCATATGTCTGTTTCTGAGCCTTAAAAAGATCAAATTCGTCTTTGAGAAAAAGAAACTGTTCTTTCCAATGGTCTCTTTCTTTATATGTTTGAACTAGGTGCTTATTCATTGCGTAGAGTTCTGGATACTTTTCTCGTGTTGTCACCATGTTTTAAAAGTATTAAAGCTTCGATTACTTCACCGATTTCTTTGTGTTTTAAGCAGAATCCGTTCTTACCAGCTCTACAATAACAGTTCTGGTAGGGACAGTTTGGTCTCATTTATTTTTTATTTTTTATATTTTACTGAATCGACTTAGGTCTCAGAATCACTCACAATTTCACCTTCTTCGATTTCGGTATCGGATTCAGAAAGCATTTCACTTTCATCGTCACTTTCGTCGTCACTTTCAGTTCGTACATCATCAATATTTTCGGGGAGAATGTCGTAAAGATAGTCCCAGTTTACGTGACTCTTAATTTCATAATCATCAATAAAGTCATCCATCGAAATTTTATCGGAAATACCCCAATCTTCTTGAAATAACCATCTCCAATAACCAATATCTTTGTATTCGATTTTAGAAGGGAAAAGTTCAATGGTATAATTTTCACCTTCTCTGTATTTTTTTCTATAAAGACTTTCGATAGTTTCTTCTACATAAATATCGTACATGTGTTCCAAAACACCTACCGGTGACTCACAAACATTCATTTTAGGTTCAAAACAAAACGTAATGAAATGAGCTTGCCCGTAAGACGTTTCAATCTTTTTCTTAGAAACTCCCATATAAGCGATATAGTTCTTATTATTATCCGGAATAAGGTGTTCGGGGTATCCAAATTCTGCGCGTAAAGCATAAACGTCGCAACTTTTATTATTTAAATTGCTACATAAATCATTAAGGTGGGAAAGTTTAACGAGCGAGGTACAGTTTTTTAAAAGTTCGTGTGTAAGGTTATTAGTCATTTTGTTATATCATTAAAAGGTCTATATTTTTTAAGTATGATTAAATTTCCATCTTTGTTCGTGGTAACGTTTGTAAAAGACATTCCCAATCAACGTTTTCAGGTATTTTGTTTTTTAAGTAAAACTTTTCACCAGATTCGATATCTTCAAAATACCTTTTCATGTATTTAGTCCACATGCGTCTTTCTGATCTGATAACATAAGGTACAATTATCATTTCCTTATAATCTATCACTGTTCCAACTTTAGGAGATAATTTATCCACAAGCATATTTAGAAAAGGTAATGTAATTTCCTCACACCCCTTATTTTCGTGATAAAATTGAACCATTCGAATATCCGTTCTGTCACCCACTTTACTCAAACAAACATACCCGAGATACTTATTATCACCAAGTTCGGCAGGAAAATCATCTTTGGGTTTAAGTGCAAAAACTTCAACATCAATAGGTTCGAATAAACCCAATGCACTAGACATGACATCGTTCATGTCTTTGAGTTCAACAATCTCAGTGTGTTTTTTTAAAAGATTAAAAAATAAGGACATTTTTTTGTTTGTTTATTTGTTTATTTGATTTTTATATTTCATCTAACTCACTTAGGTCTTCATCGTTCATTAATAATTCTTCGGCAACTATCTGATAAAAAGCCATTTTATATGCTAAGAATCCAAAAAGTGTTGCACCCATATTAAAATCAAAAGGTAAATTCATCGAATTCCACATGGATTCAGACAATGCTAAAAATGTAGGCACTAACAATCTTTTATTTAAACCCGGTAATCTTTCAATATTATCAACATAATTAGAAAGTGAGTCTACGTATATACACGAAGCTATAGTACCAAGACTTGCAGATATACCGTCGATGGGTGTGTGGAAAATAAAATGATACGTTGAAATTGCAGCTCCGTATTTCAAAGTTGATTTTTTAATCTTAGATTTGATTTGTTCATACTCGGCTATACCCTCTTTTCTTCGAGCGGGACACGAAATTCTAAGTGTTTTAGTACCAGGGTTTATTATGCTTAACATTTATTAATATACATTACAATTTATTCATTAAGTATCTATTATATTATATCGAGATTGATATTTTCGTCACTGAAATATTTTTTTTTAAATTCTCTTTCTTTTTCGAGAAACTCTTCACATCTGATTATCGATTCGTTTATACGATCCTGTATATCGTTTATTTTTTTATCGTATAAAAACGGATCCTTATTTTTTGATAAATGTCTCCATTTATCACCAAAAATAGTTGTATATTTCAAATTACGCCTTTCGTATTCTAATTCGTTTAACATTGTTCTGTATAAAACCAATGAATATGAATCATACTCTTCACGGTTAAAATCTTTGTGAACAAACTCTTCATAAGCCAGTGTTTTCATACGATTATACAGTTGGTTCTCCCCATTTATCCCTCCATTTCCTAACCAACGTTTGGAGTCTTTCTTCTGCGAATCGTGCATTTCTTCCCCCTTTTCGTGGGGCTCCTGGACACACGAGATTTTCGTGTTCGTATTTTTGGGATTTTTCCCATATAAGCCTTTGAACGTCTTCACAGAGTTCATTTGTCGCTTGACAGAAAGCGAGTTTGTAGTCGTAAGTGTGTAAGTGCATGTAGTCCATATCATTTATATGTTAAAATTGTTAATTCTTTATTTATATTTAAAAAACTTAGGTCTATAATCTCTAAATGTTTTGTCATGCTTGGAATATTCTAAAATAATAACTTCACCCATGTCATTTTTTGATATAATCTTATCCTTTGAAAAATCTGGTGATAACATCATATCCGTATATACGTTTTCTTTAATATTAATATTAGGGTAAAGCGATGTATACGACTCTGTAGTGTTTAGTTTTTTTGAGTTCGAACCCAACAAGCGAGATATGCTTGAATAGAATGAAAACATGCTATTATTTACATTTATTTTTTTATATTGTAAATACAAGATGGTTTCACTCCAGGAGTTACCCAAAAAAGTACAGTACATAATAATTGATTCAAAATATGTAAATGGTTCAAACAATACATTTTCGATTGATCTAACACTCGAATCAAATTTACATTTAGAAGAAATGTCACAGGTATGTGGTCTAAAACCAGTTGATTTTTATATCACACAAATTGGTCAGGAAAATCCAAACTCAGATACACATGTAAGTAGTGTTGCAAAATACGTTGATATCATATGCGAAGATATACCAAAAAGAGCACAGATACTTGACGAAAGAAACGGACAGATTTTAGCACGTGTACCATTAGAACGACACTATAATCATGGTGCACATACAATCATTAGGGATAAACAATGGAAAGGGTTCCAAAGACAAACAAATTTATTTAATCCCATATCTATACAAAAACTAAATTTTGAATTATACGAGTATCAGGAAGATACAGATTACGTTACTTTACAACCTGATGCAGAATGGTACATGGTTCTTGAAGTAACAACTATAGATGTAAAAGAGAAACCGATAAATAGAGAAGTTCAAATTCTAGAAGCGTTACATAAACTTATCGGGAAGATAGATGAACTCAACATAAATGTCGAGAAACTTCCAGATAAGAATGATATCGAAAAAATGGAAAAGGAAAAAAGGAAAAAGATCCCATTAATGTACCTTTTTATATTTTTAATGTTTATGGGTGGTGGTTATTATTTACTAAATCGTAAAGTTTCACAACCAGTACCTATGCAGATGCAGCCTACTTTTTAGCCGCTGTTTTCTTTGGCGTAGCAGCTTTCTTAGCCGCTGTTTTCTTTGGTGTGGCAGCTTTCTTAGCTGGTGCTGGTGCTGGGGCTGGAGCTGGAGCTGGGGCTGGAGCTTTCTTAACTGGAGCTGGTGTTGGGACTGGGGCTGGAGCTGGTGTTGGAACTAGAGCTGGAGCTGGAGCTGGAGCTGGAGCCTTGATAACATCAGCAATTTGTCTAATTATACCATATATTTCAGATTTGTGTATTTTTGGTCTTTGAAGAGCATGTTCAATTTGTTCTCTGACAGAGTCCATCGCGTAATATATATAAAAGAAATATTATCTTTATACTAAATGTTATTCATAGGCCCAACTCTCCTGAGTGGGATAGGTCAACATTGTAAAAAATATATGGATCTTTTCCCATCAGTTGGTTATACTAAATATATTGAAATACACGAAGAAATACCGGAATCTGACCATGCATTTATATTCGCACTTCCTGTAAATTACTGGTTAGATAGAATACCCGAAATAAAAAGAAAAGTAAAACGTGTTACGTGTATGACAGTATGCGAAACGGAAACTGTACATAAGGATTACGGTAAACTTTTTGATTTATTCGATAAAATTGCAGTACCAAGTGAATACTGTAGACAAATTTTCAAAAGACAATTCCCTAATAAACATTTTTTTGTCATACACGCACATATACCCGATAAAAGACCTTATACATTTTATCATATAGGTAACGTACACGACCCCCGAAAAAATTTTAACAAAATATTAGAGTGTTTCATACGATTAAATAAACCCGATACACGATTGATTGTTAAAGCAACGTGTAAATACCCGGTAAATATAAATGTACCAAATGTAACGGTTATAAACAATCTCATATCTGACGAAGATATGGAAGATATACACAGTAAATCAGATTGTTATGTAAGTTTTTCCTCATCTGAAGGTGTTGGTATGGGCGCAGTAGAAGCCGCAATAAGAAATAAACCAGTTATAATAACAGATTACGGGGGTGCAAAAGAGTATATTAACACACCTTATACAATTGAATGTGGTTTACAAAAAATACAAAGAGATGATTTTTTATACGAAGCAGGTATGCAATGGGGAAAGCCCAATGTAGACCAGCTCATGGAATTTATGAATGATGCATACAATAAAAAGTTAAGATACATGGATCATTCTAAAACTCAAATACTTACTAGTAAAGAAAACATTTTACAAGAATTCGTCGTTAATGTAATTGGTCATGAAAATGATAAGTCCAGTCAAGATAGCTCCGGAGGTAAGTGATCCCTTTTGAGCGATTAACATGGCAACAATTTCATCAACGAATCCAATATTCGTTGGTTTTTTCAAAATTTCGGGAATAATTTGCGATATAGCGAGGTAAAGCGCCATGGATATTATAACGGGTCTGAGTGTTTCCTGATCTAACATTTCTATTATAACAATATATTTATTTTTTACTAATATTATAATGTTTTTTACAATATACCCCACACGTCGATTTAAAAGAACACTTTTTACCACTCATCGTGATAGCCTGACATGTAATATCTTTGTGTCTACTTACTACGTGTTTATCCGGGACCGTATCTAAAAAAATTATTTTACTTTTCTCTCTTTTATCGTCGTACTTTTTGCGAGATTCTCTGAGCTTATGAATACTTCTCGCAAATAGTTCACATTTTTCTGTTTGGTTTTTATATAAACCTCTAGCAATATCTAAATCTTTTTTATCATACAACGTGTTCATTTTGACTTTGGGTTTGATTCCTAATATATTTTATATATTTCACCACTGAGGTTATAAAAATACATGTAATTATACCATTACATATAACATAATACCAAATATATTCATAAAACCCTAAAAATGTTGTTAATAACATTGCAATCATAACATAAATAGTATATAAGAAAATACCATGTATACTGTTATTTTGTATACTATGTAGCGGTAATACACACGCCAAACAATTAATTATAGTTAAGATATTA